TTACCGCGAATGGCCGGTCAACTCGATTGCTTTACCGTTGACCGTAACAGAGCCAAAATCAACGACACCATTTTGCATCGGCTTACGGCGCTTCGAAGCTTTCGACGAAATGAGAGAGGCGTAGGCCTGACAAACTGTCTGAGCTGTCAAACTCGCCAATGTTTCGGTGCGCGCATCGGAACCGGCTTCGGCAAGCCAGATTTTAGCAATGGCGTCTGCGGTCGGGACAAAAGCACAAGCCGTCAATGCAAGAGCTTGAACATCAGATATGAAAGCAGTGTCCGGATTGGAGGACGCTGATAAAGGGCTTTGCGTCGTCGCGCAGCCAGCAAAGACGGATGAAAAGACGAGCGCTATTGCACCCGCAGCAACGCATTTTAACATAGTTGGTTCTTCCGAAGATTTTTACGTATATTTTTGTCGCCGCCACGAAAGCTGGCTACACTCAATTTGCTTTCAAAGGACCCCGGTCAGCACAGCTGCCACTAACGGATCGAAAGCAATAGTCGAAACGGCTTCTCATCAATCATTCCGCAGAATGGTCCTGATACGAAACTGAAACAACTTTACTGCTCGGGATCGCGTCGGCGATGTCACGAGACGCAAGAATTTGCGTGACACCAGGTTGCGCTGCAGCCGAGGCAACGAGACCCTGCTCGCGTCTGGCATAAAGTCCCCACAAACCCGTTACGATTGCGACAACGCCACCGACAATCATTGTCATCGTAGCATCATCGACATATCCTTTACCGACGAGTACACCGCCAAAAGTCAAAAGAATTTGCCGTAAGAGAGAGATCAGCTGATCCTGATTCATAATCGAATGCCTTTGAATTTAGCTTGTGACCGATCGCAATCTGCGTAGAATTCAAACTGACGGGCTCGAATTCATTGTCCGATCAAATGTCACAAAGGATGATTGAAATGGCGTCCACACTGAAACCGCCCGCGTCTGGACAAGCGCATGAACAAGTCCGTGAAGCGCATCACGTCCTGTCACTTCACGGTAGTGATGTTGCCCCCATTATTTCTTTTGACGAAGTTCCGTTTTTTGGAAACCTTCACGGTATTGGGAGGATCACACTTGCAGCCCAGGTCTTGACGAACGGCAAGGAAGAAGGATCCATATCCGCAGATCACGTCGTAACAGCGCATTTAAGAGGCAGCTTGAAAGCCATGATGTCCCTGCGCGATACGATCGATAAAATGCTTCTGGCCGCAACGCCGATCACTGGACCCGAGAATTGAGTAAGAGCCGCCAGAGCCTGTCATTTCATTGTTACAGGCCGCCGAAAAAGCTCGTTAAACCGATCGATAGTGCTGCTGAAGCGGCCGGGTTAGGATGCGTTCCATCTGTCGTGAGAGCAACAGATGGAGCATTTTGTAATGCGGCAGACGCGGGTGAAGCCCATTTACCCGGGTTTGCAGCGTCCTCGATATAAGCGCTCGGATCGAAATATCCATCGATCAGGATACCAACCTGAGCCTTCACCCAGGCATTGACCTGATCCCGTGTCGAACCCGGTGCGTAACCACTCATGAACGCTTGATTTCCAGGTGTCGCCCAAGCATCGCTAGACGTCGTACGCGGAAACAACAGAACATGATAGACTTTCACTCCCCTTGCCTTAAGTGCTCTCCATAAGGTTGTCAGGTCAGCCTGAATTTGCACCGCCGAACGGCCTGCAAGGAGATCATTCGTACCACCATTTGTGACCGCGATTGTAGCATACCGTGTATAAAGCCGGCGCAAAATACCATTGACACCGGCTTCCCCCTGCACCATTTCGCTTTGCCGTCCCAGTTTCGAAAAAGGAATCTGGTTAGCGACCAAGGCACGAGAAATGAACCCGTAATTGCCATTGCCATCGCCGTTGTCAGCGACACCGACTGAAATACTATCGCCAATGATAATAGCCGAACGGGTCTTTGCTCTTGGAACACCAAGAATAGCCAGAGCCGAGAACCCGGTATTGCTCGATGCCACAGTACCTCCTGAAGGAACAGTCAGATCACCTGTGTTACCTATCTGGCTGACTGCGGACGTGCTTTCTATAAAGGCGTCACCCGAGCTACCAAAGAAATAACTGGCAGTCGGCCAGAACTGCCCGGAAGCTACAGTTACCCCCGTACGCAGCCAAGCTGTTCCATTGGCAGGAATATCGATCGGGATCGGATCCGAACAAACCTGAGCCCCCGGCTGGATTGTGATGGTCCGTGCACCGCTCCAGGAAGCTCTCACAGTTGTAACCGGGCTCGTCAATTCGAGACCGCTTTCGACGGTGATTGGATTTAGTCCGGCAGCTTCACCCGTCTGTCCCGTCGAGGTCGAATAATAGTTGCCGTAGCAGATACGGATATCCGATGTTGCGACTACGCCAAAAGTCAGCTTTTGCCGATATTCTCCACGCGTGTAGTTATTAGTACCGCCGCCTGCCGAATTGGCGAACCAGTTAAGAGAGCCACGATTGGCGACGATCTGCTCATTTGGAGGGACGATAATCGGAGGCAAACTTGCCCCAGCGACTGCCGGACCACTTATTGCTAGGAGCTCAAATAGAAAACAGAATACTCTAAAAATCATTCGATCAATCCTGATAGGCCGCTACCTGTGCTCCACTAACTCCGTAAATACGTAACCGGCCTTTGAACGACAAGCTCGACCAGCTTCCTCCCTGGCTACCAGCACTACCTCCGGAAGCGAGCAGAATACTCGTCTGGTTGTTTCCAGCACCATCATCCCTTACGATCTGAATTAATCCCGCACTCTGATTTTGTATTTCGATCGATAGCCTCGAAGGATTAACCGCAACAGTCTGTATAAGGCTCAAACCCGCCATTGGAATATTGATAGCATTGGCGCTCGCATCAGAACCAGTCGAACCGGCTTGAGAAACAATAGACGGATTGAGAGTCGAATTACCAAACGATTCGCATGCAATCACGCCAGCGGAATTAGTAGCCGCTGCCTTGGCCCAAATGTGAGCAGCGGCGTTACTCGGAATGAGAGTGATCGGAGTTGCTCCGCCAGCAATCATGAAACCCGCATCATTTGCGTCGGGTTGCACATCAGCCATAGAGACGGAGACAGGCTGACCGTGAGCCTGACACATCATCGAGCCAGTCCCCAGATCGCTCCAAACAGTTGAAGACAGAGAGATTCGCTTCGGAGCAACAGCCTCCGCCAGATCTATGATGAGTGTAAAGCATGAGCTCGCAATCAAAGCCCCGAGCAGTCGTATCGATACATGTTTTGACAAAGAGATCAAACTCCCGTGCGTATAATATGCCTGGAACGAATGCGTAATTTCATCTCAAGCTGAAACTGTTTGATTGGTTCCCGCGATCTTCCAGGCCACCCCATCGTGAATGGCAAGACCGCCACTTCCTGATCCCGTGCCTTCCAGTGCTCCAGACCCGTTGAACATACGCGCATTCGAAACAAAGGCCATGGCTCCGGCACTTCCCGCAGGTAATGTCGCAACTGTGTAGGACGACAGCTCGAACAAGCCACTCACGGAGGTGAGGACCGTTCCTCCGCTAATCTGCAAAATGAGAGCATCGGCCCAGTTAGTTCCGTCCGCGGAAATCTTGAAATGAAATTTGTCGTCTCCAATCAGACCGATTTCGGCTCTTCCAGAAAAACCTGTCTGAAACAGAAAGCCGCCTGTGTTATCGACATCGGCCTTGTTGATCTTGACCCGCATGTCACTGGCGCTGTCAAACAGAGAAGCCGTACCATGGACCGTCAAAGGGTTTGCTGTGTCTGCTGCCGCACCAATCCCGACGGCCGAGAGATTTTCCGGCGGATCCGTCAACACTTCCGAAAGTTTTGCTGCCGGCCACCCGCCGGGCGTAACGCCATCATGAACGACAAGACGATTGTTCGTTGTGTCAACGACAAGCTCACCGACCCTGCCGACGAAGGTCGTCAAATAAGACCACGCTTCACGCAGATGCTGGAGTCTGATACTCATCTTATTTCCTATAATCTTATGATGAAGCCAACCCGAGATCGATGAAGGCGGCATAAACATCGCTTGCCGTGCCGAAATCGTCCATTTGCAAAGCCGGTTCGCCAGCCAGACCGCAATCGACGCTCGTGCCAAACGCCAAAGCCTGCGAAACGCCTCCGAACCTTCCAGAGCCCAGGATTTTATAAGTGTAAGCCTCGCAATCAGCGAGATCCTGAACGCCGCTGCCAAAAACATTGAAGCTTTGAAGTTTCAGGTAAAGCGTGCTTCCGACGTAGCCATCCGGCAGAACATATTTGAAGACAGCTTCATCCAATCTGGCGAACGAGGCTCCCTCACTGTGGTTCGCTTGCGGTGAACCATAAAGGCCGCGCGCCAATGACGACAAAGAGTATTGACCTGCAGAGATGAGAGCGACGTCTCTGAAGGCTAGCAACTCCGAATCTATAATCGCCAGCGGTTCTCCGTTTGAAACAGACTGATCGTTGCCTCCAATCAGAGACGCACCGCTTCGTCTGAGATCGACGCGCAAAAGACTCGATGTGTCATTGATGGAGAAAGGACGATGAATAGACTGCAGCGGACCTGCGGCGGTCAGTGCCTCCGTCAGGATGCCATGGCGTAAAGGCTTCGATAACAAACCGATCGCTGAGTAACTTATGCCATCATTCGAAACCCAGAGAAATGCTCCCCCCCAATTAGGATCATATATATCTCCATCGCCGCCGGAAGCGCCGATCCACACTTCCGCTTTTCCAGAAGCTGTTATTACAGTCGGAGGCTCGAAAACGAGAGGAGGATTGACTGGACTGGCTGGGACATTGCGATCAATGTTTCGACTGCTGCTTTCCTGCGTCTCATATGTAAAAGCAGTTCCAACACCTTCAGGACATTCCTCTGCCGTAATCGACAAAAGCCCGTCGTCATCCTCTGCTATTTCAAGGATACGTACAGGTGTACGATCCAGCCCCAGGGTTTTGTCCGAAACCGTGACGATGTCCATCGGCTCCAGCAGACAATATTCCCAGGACAGTTTGAACGAAAACTGACTGCGTATATATAATCCCCGCTGCAAAATAAGCTGGGCGGATCGCATCGCAACATCGCGCTCGCAAATGTCATGCGCACTGACAGACGACGAAATGCGAAGACCGAAGGAATCAACGGCATTCTGATCGAAGACGGTGACGGGTGTCGCCGCATAATCGTTTGAACGGTCCGAATATTCGAGAGATTGCATATTATAAGCGGCATAAGGATCTTGCCGCGATATAATGAGAGAGTCTTCACCTTCGGAGTAAACGAAATCGTCATCCGTCAAATGATAAACAGGAACGATATTCGGGATGAAACTTGCGCCGTTGCCCGAAATTATCTCATCCCCGAAAGAGAGTATTTTAAGGAAACCACCCGACCAAATCGCTGTCGAATTCGTCAACTGCAGCCAACGATTTAAAATCGTGTTTGCAGATTCCTGATTGACCAAGGCCGGAGACAAAGCAAGGCCCGCTGCAAGACAATAGGTTTGATAAGAATTTCCCTCTGCTTCGCCGAACAAGCTCGCGGCATGAATGGCGCCAGCTGGAAAGCCAACCCCATATTGGGCATTGATGAGCAAATCCTCGATAATCAAAGCGGGGTCGGCATCAAACGCGTTCAAAGCCGTCGAACCAGACAAACGTCCTTGCACTTCTACCCAGTTCAAACCCAGGCTTGCGCTCGATCCTAAAGAGAAATTTGGAGAGGCCAGATAAGCAAGGCCGGGATAGGTGAGAGTCTTATCGCTATGGCGGCTTGAAAGATAACCCCAGGCGGGCTGAAAATTGGCGCCTGTGAACATAGACAGCTGAAGGTCTTCAAGACTGTAAGTGCTTTGACCCTGCCATGCCAGACCGATGTCTTCTATTGGCCCTTCGCATAGCGCCAAGACAATCGCTGTTTGATAATTATATCCTGAGACCGAATAGGTCGTGCCCCCGCCACCACCTTTGCCGCTTCGCGGGTTTGCAGAATATTGCGGAAGAGCTCCGAAATCATCATTCCATATTATATTCGGTGCGATACGATTTGTGCCCCAGACAATCGCTATTGGAATCGCATTGGTGGATGTCTGAAGCTGGAGACCGGTGTAGGATGGTGTGACAACAGGCCTGCTGCTATTGTGGCGTCCACCCATCGATCACGCTTTCCAGAACGAAAAGAAACGGCATTTGCGTTTCGCCGAACAAAGTTCGACGTTACGATCCAGCTCCTCCTCAATGACACAAGCTGCCGATCGAAAGGCATGAATTATATTGAGTGGTGAGGTCCTGGTCACGATTCCGCCATGGCTATAGCAGCGGCCATAACGAAAGATCACGATATCACCTTCCTTTGGATTGGCGACTTCAATGCACCGATCAAGAACAAAGCCAAGATAACGCTCCTCCGTTCTATGCAAGTGCCAATCAGATTCATAAGGTCGAGGGTCGAAAGGCGTGCATAAACCCGTGTCTATAAAAGTACGAACGATGAGCATGCCGCAATCAACACCAGCTCCCTTGATATCTGCCGCATGATGATAGGGTGTGCCAATCCACTCACGTGCAGCAGTGATCACTGCCGCTCGCTGTTCAAATTCGGACATATGAACAGTCCTGAAAGCTAATAAGCCGCTGTCGGCGGCGGTACGTAAGGGAACCCCCGAAATCGATCGCGGTTTGAAAATTGGTTGATGCAACTTTCCAGAGTATGAGCGCAGCCTTGGTATGCGATAAAATGATCGCCTGTCATTGGCTTATAAGGTAAGGCTGTCGCAAGGATAAGTGCATTGTCTTGAACGGCCTTGATCGTCGCTGAGGCACCACTATTTTGACCGGATGAAAAGACAAGCGTCCCTTGTGTAAGCTTGATATCGGCCGCACTCCATATTATCGTCGTCTTGTTCGAGCCCGCTTCAACTAGGCCGTTCGTCCCGTAAGCACTTTTGATCAGACCGCAGCCAGAATCATAGAGCACATGGACACATTGCGGTGAATAGAAATTTCTCGGGATGTTGATATCCAGCAAGATCAAGTCGGAATTGACCGTTATTTGTGTTGTCGTACGGCCAATGTGATCTATGTTCCCGACCCGGCCTTTGAACAAGATGACACTTCCTAAAGGAGCACTTGACCAGGTTTCAAGAAATGCCCTTTCTCTTTGAATCTCACAGCCATCAAATGCACCAGAGTGTAGAGCTTGTAAGAATGGGACACCATTTATCGTGTCGCTTTCTCTTGCACTAATTGTCAGCTGCTGTTGATCGACATCGAGCCCCGCCGCGCATTTATACCTCAAGCCACTCACCAGAACAGAGTTTGCAGCATAGATAGAACCATTGAGCGGAATCGAAACATCAGCATTCGTATAAGTCAGTTTCGAGCCTGAGCGCAGAGTGAACGTATAGCAGTCCGCCATTAAGGCGCGCGTATCGGATTGACCGATCATATTATTGATGAAACTGCTCAAGGCATCAGACGTGTCTTTCAAGACCTCACGCTCCGAAATTTAAGAGATTCAATCATCCAAAGTCCACTGCGCACATTCTCGAAGTCGATCTGATCTTCCAAAAACCGGCAAAGAAACGCATAGGAAAAATCGACCGTAATAACCGCACCAATCGGAGGTGCTGAGGAAAAAGCAAGCGTGTTGGGTTGCGTTAAAGTCCATCCGGATACGACTTCGTTATCGAAACGAACGGTCTCAACGAAATTCACCCACGAAACAGATGTGCTTGCCATCCCAATGCTACGTTTCAGAATGAAACTTGTCGATGTCCCGTCGCCAATCGCAATAAGCTGCATCGCCGTGAAGTTATCTGTAGGGTCATCATAAAGAAACGTGCCGTAAGCGCCCTGACATTCGAGATAAAGTCCCATCAAGGCCTGCAATGACGAACTCCCGAGACCAGGATAGCTGTTACCCGCTGATAACCCGTCAATCACCAGTTCAAATTCGTAAAGAGGTTCGTTGAATAATGAGCTGCGTACCTCGCGCCCGGAGACATGGCTTGCAACGAGAGTAGAAAATAGGGGTCTCTTGTGGATCGACCAACCACGCCCGGGCAGATGCGGAAAAGACGGCGGCACACTCATGCTGACACACTAACAAACTTCAAAGATTGCACAGTGAAAACGCGATTCATGAATTCTTCAAAGTCTGCCTCGTCTTCTTGCAAACGGCAGATGATTTTGTCTCCTAATCCTAGTTCCGGAGAAACATTCAGATAGAAAGGTGCACCACGGCCAGACATAGCGATAAAAAATCCGAAGATCGTTTTAAGATCCGCCACGATATCGATCGTCAACACCTGGAAACTTAGCTCTACTTCCCAGCTGCAATTCTGCGTCGACGCACTTCGGATTTCCTTCCCAGAAACATGCGCACTCTTCATCACTGGGTATTTCGAGCGATAAGATCGCTCCCATCCCTCTCTTTTCAAAATCGGGAAAGTGAACATGATTTCGGGAGCCGGTGTTTGATCTTCGATAAGAGATAGAAGAACAGGGTCTTTACCGGAAAGCCACTGGCCTGCTGTCCAGTTTACCGCATCTCCCCAAAGATCCACACGCCGTGGAAACACCGGAAAAGGTCGCGCGTCCCAATTCCAGGCCAAGGTGAAAGCAGGTTCGACCATTGGTAACCCCGCAACGGATGCTTCATTATTTCCGTCCTCGAACCAATATTCATACACGGCCTTAAGATAAAGCAGTTGCAGCTTGTAATCCTGTCTCGGCCTATAGCCGCCTGATGCCGGATCCCAAATCGACCAATAGGCGGTAAAGCTCTCTGTCGACTTGGGGTCAAAGAAGACATTCGGCTGGTTCGTTGCCTTATCGCAGGCGGCCACTCCATATTCGACGAATGCAATCGATTTTGATTGCGCCTGCCACTTTGTAAAGCCGCCTCGAGCTTGCCAGCCATTGCCGTCATCCAGATCGTAGATCGCTTGGTGCTGATTGTTCCACCACCAGCGAATGTGTTTGTTCGCAAGAATCTCCTGTCCAGCGAAATAAGCTGATCGGCTTTGCGTCAGCCTATCGCCTGCAGGCAGAGAAACTCTCAGATCAGAGGACGCTGGATCGAAGCCTCTGCCAAGATTTTCTCCACTTCTGTAGAACCAATTGAACTTCTCGCCGCCTTCAATATTCGCTTTCAGATAGGCCACGCTATGCAAGTTCGGCTGACCGCCAAGACCGAGACCATTCATTTCCGATGGGGATGGAGGCCACCCTTCAACGACAGGACGTTGACTTCGCCAATGTGTGATGTCGAGACTATCGTGATGTGTCGTCCAATCCGACAGTGGAAGATAATTATCGAAACACACAAGATCGATATTGTCGCTCGCATAAAGCTGATCGAGATGCGGCCATTGTCCATCTTCTCCTTGATGCTGGACGCCCATCCAGACAGACCAATCCGCAGAATAGGAAATGAGGTTTTTCAAGGTTTCCAGATCTTTGGTCAGACCGGCATCATCGAGTATCGACCGGACGTCATTTGCGAGATCTATGAGACCGTTGACGAAAGGATAGTCCCACGCTACGCGACCATCGCTTTGGAGACCTCCTTCCTTCGTCCACATCAGGCCTCTCAAGCTTTCGAGCCCACACAATTCAGATCCTAAAAGAAAAAGATCTACGCCTCCGGCTAAAACGCATAGATTGGCATAATGCAAAATCATACGCCGATAGGTGAAATCTGTCGGGGGCCCTGAATAGGAAACCGTCAGATTTACTGCATCGCGGATGAAACTTCCGGACGACGCGTCTCCAAGAAAAGCAGAGACCACAGTATCCACAGCGGGTGATCTGTCACCGTCGAGCGTAATTCGACCACGCCATGGAAAGCCTTCGGCGGTCATAAGTATGAACGGATAAAAGACGACGCGATACCCGCGTGTTTTCAAATTTGCGATGCATCGAACGATCGACTGATCAGAGGGTGTCCCGCCATAGACGAAAGCATCACCATTCTTTGGCAATTCAATCAGCCCGGAACTATTCTGGGTCAGACTCGAGCATCTCCAGAAATCCTCGCTTCCATCGGCCCTTTCAAAGCTCCCGGAAGCATATGTCGTCGATGGATAAATAGCACAATGAGTAGCATCGACCGATGAACCAAACCAGGACACTACGACTGCGATCGTTTCACAATTCGGAAATTGACTTTCTAGCTGATCGATCGCTATCGAAAAATCGGTGCGGTCACCGTTCCCATTACTGGCATAAAGATTGATGAATTGAGAGGTCGCCTCCGTGATCCGCTTCCCTTTATAGGGAAGTGGATCATAAGTGAATTCGCCTGTCGAAGGCAGAAGGTTTACGCCTTTGAGAAACGACATGGAAGATCACAAAGTCTGAAAGCGCTTGAAACCAAGATGCGCCCCCAGTCTGACACCTTCATCGACAGTTCGCATGATCATCTTTCCATTGCCCTTGATCCAGCGCGACACATCTTTCGAATCAAGCGCTGTTATATTGAAATGCGTCGCATGATGGACGGTAACATTTCCCTGATTTGGCGATGCAGCCGCATTTGAAAGAAGAGATTGCGCCCAAGGAGTCGCCGATGCCGGAACAATCATTTCACCCGCATGCACTTGCGCAATCATATCGGACGGCAACGACCAGGATCCCACAGCAAAACTCGCCATGCTTGCGACAACAGCCTCTCCTGCCACCGCAGGCCCGATAGCTGCAGGCCCCATGAGCGGTGAAAGAAATCCGAATATGCCTGCGAATGTTGCTTTAGCTGATGCCAAGATTTGTGAAATGATGCTCCCTAACGTGATCGAACTCGAAGTTGCTGCGCCTGCAGAAACCGCGCCCGTTCGCATTGCTTCACCAGCCGTCACAGCCGCCGTCTTGGCAGCCTCCGCTGCATTGGTCGCCGCAACCTGCGTCAACTGCCCCGCAGCCCAATCGGCCACCGCTCTCAGACGCGCCTGAATGAAGCTTTGAACTATGGAGAGAGAGACAGCACGCGCCGCCTGACCTAGAGTTTGCTGTCCGCGAATCATTTGCATGACGGCGCTTGAAAGACTCGAAGCGATCTGATCAAAGCTGCGACGAAAGTCGTTGAAAATCTCTCTATTGACGCTGCGCTTTCTCTTGCCGCTTCAACGCGCTTTGACTGGCAAGTTCATTAATCCGGCGCTGATAATCCGCAAAGGAAGCTGTTCCCAGTTCGTAGGTGTCACGCACGGTGCGAAGATAATTTTCTTCAGAAGCTTCTCGAGCCTTTTCGAGCGCAAGCAAGCGATAAAGCTCTTCCTCGTGGGAAATTTGTGAGAGTTGCGCACTTTCGCGTACAGCCCAGCTCTGCAACTTGAAACCATTATTCGCGATGTTAAACTGCTCGCGAGCGCCGATCCGTGCAATTTGCAGCATTTCATCGCTTGATGCTCTTGTGTCTGCAACTTGATTGGCTAGCCCCCTGGCGACAGCCTCGCCAATGGAAGCAAAGCTCCGGCTAAACTGAGCCGCACTATTGGACAGCATGCTATTGGTTGTTTGCAGACCATTGGATGCCTGCTGCAAACCGCTTTGCAGATTTGAAATATCAGCGCTGAATTTGACTGAGATGTCGTCAGACATTGTCCTGCCAGATTATTGAGGTTTGATTAGCGTACAAAGCCGCTCGGGAAACGCGCCATGAGCGCGCCGATGCCGCTCGGATCATCGAGAGAGTCCGCCTCAGCCTGCTTTTTCCGCGTTACGGGATAAACGTGCTTCAGAAGCTCATGAGCTGGAGGGAAGTCGTTCCAATACTTAAAAAGAACATCAACGTCGAAAATCGTGAGCTCGTCTATCTGCTCTGGCATGAAGCCACAACTCGTCATCAGTCTCGCGTAAATGAAATCGAAATCTATGCGGGCAGGTTTGCTTCCGTGCCCGCTTCCGCTTCCCCCACCGATGATCCTTCATCGATAAAGCCGCCAAGCCGTAACACAACGGCCATAGCCTTGCTGATTTCGCCGGCGGTCGCTTCGACCTCGTTCAAACTGCTGACAGATGCTGAATGATCGCGCTTCAGCGCGATTGAAATGATTTCAATGCCGGTCGCAAGATTGTTCGTTTGATTGACGGGTCCCATGAGGACCGGCTCGATTTCGCGAACCTGGGCAATCGTCAGCGGCCGCAACACCCACTCGTGCTCGCCAAGTTTTATGACCTCAGAAGCCGGGCGCATCAGGAATTCTCCGAGAACGACCAGGTCATCACATTGCCTGCCGCGTCTGCAAAACAGGAAAATTCAAACTCCGGCATCGTGAAATCTTCGAGCTTCGTTTGGAAACTGAGCTTGCTTGAAATGCAATTATTGAGCTTCAACGAAACTGTCTGGCCCTGAAAGACCGTGTAGAATACGGCTTGAAACGTTGGCGTCGTGCCCAGCAATGTATTCGTGACCGAAATCTTATGGCCGCTGCCAGCTTGCGAATAAGTATAGGTAATCAAAATGCTCTTTCCGGCATCATCCGCCGAAAACGTATAGGCACCGGCAGAGAGAGAATATTGGCCAGCCAAAGGCGAGGATGCGACCTTGGTTAAAGGAAGCCCGGTCGCCGCATAAATAGCGCCTTGATCCGTATCGAAAGTCGATACATGCGCTGGCGAAACATTATAAGGCGAGCTTGCAGGTACAGTCGCTGGCTCAGCAAAAGACGTCGTTATCTGACCTGCAGATGGCGTGACACCGTAAAAGAGATTGGCGAGCGTCAGTCCCGATATGCGAGCAACCTTTGCCTTGCCCGTCGTCTTGATAGATCCGCGGGCTCCGACAAGAGGATACTGATACTGACCATAAATCTCCTTTATGGTCGCGCTCTCTTCAATCGTGACTTCCTGCACGAGTCCAAAGTTCATCGGCGTGGCATTGGGCACATCGGTACGCGTCCCGAGCAGCACGCCCGATCCGAAACTAAACATGAAATGATGTCTCCTCTAGAGCATGTTCCGCAAACGTGTGAGCGGTCGATCAGACACATGCTCCAATAATTGAACCCGAATGAGTTCATCTTCCAAACGTAATATACGTCTGGCGAATGCGCTCTTTGGATCTACGGCAGCGTAATTTTGATAGGCAGGATAAGAAGCGCATCGCCATCGAGATCACCGGGATCTTTCACGACCTTGCCGTCGATCCTGCAATTATAGGCAAGGCCGTCGAGAGTTTTTCGTTCCAAGGACACGTCAGAACCGATGGGAACAAAAGCCTCATCCAGCGCATCCAGAACATCATTGATGAGCGAAGCACCGACAATGTTGGGATCTTTTGCGTTCAGATAAATGAAGGCCTTAATATCAAGAACACATTTGCGCGCTGGCGAAACTTCCCAGGAATATGTCTCCGCGCCACCTTCATAGAGAAAGCACGCCGGACGGCTAGCCATCGGAACATCGCTCCATAGTTTCAATCGGCGTGACGGCGCCATTTTCCAGGGATAGGCCGCTTCGAGGAAGCTACGGAACGCTTCCATGACTTCATCGCGATCAGTCATGTTCAGCTATCCATCAGAGCATCAAGGACAACTTGCTTCAATTCGCTCACCACTTCATCTTCAAGCCCGGAAAGGCTGCTGGACAGATATCCGAAGCGTGGAATTTGCGAACCTGGATGGCGTACGGATTTGGCGAATGCTGTGCCGCTCGTTGAAGTAAAGCGGAGAGCCTTTGTTTTTATGGCCGTGATTTCATGTGCCTCAGTTTTACCTCCATATTCCAGAATAGCCGCATAAGGCACATTCGCGCTTCCGACCGAACCCATGAGCTCACTGCCGTTCTCACGAACGTCCGCAGTGATCGAGGATAACAGACGGCCTGATCTCCTTTGCAACACGTTGCCCGACAATTTTTCAGAGACCCGCGCTTCCAGACGTCGCGTCAGATCCGCGACTTTTTCTTCGACACGGCGTTTCAAAGTATCAGAACTGATCATGGCGTAACGACACATCGATATGGCTGAAGGATACGGGAGACGAACTCGGGAATATCCTTTACAATGAAGGCCACAGTTTCTTGTCCGCCGAGCGACTTAGAAGATTGTCCGATCCGTCCATGATAGGAATAGCGTTCAGCTGCCCATTCCTTCGCTGCCAATGCAATATCAAATGGCACATAACCATAAGTGATTTCTATCGGCAGGCCCGCATCGGCGGCATTGAAAGTGTAAGTTCCAGCAGTAACTCTATATTCGCCTGGTGCCGGGCTTTGATCGACTCGCAGCAATGTTGAAGCATCACCCCGGCGGACACCCTGGTCCGCAGCAAAGTGACCTAGGGATGCTTCGACATCGATCGAGAATAGCGCGCTTTCCGGTATGGTCACTCTTTCAGTGAGTTGATAGCCCGCAAAATAAGAGATGCTTATGTTCTGAATTCCCCGCGAGAAGACGCCCGATCGCAGAGATAGTCTTTGCATGGAACCCGGTGGAGTGAGACTGGCCCGCTCCAGAATATAGCCCGCTTGAGACGGGCCTAGTGATGGTTGAACAAGCGTGTCATCGACGAGGCAAGATGAAATCGTCTGAACCGGCCAGTAGCGAAGAAATACCGACGGCTTTCCGGTTCCGTCAAGGACATCCATATAGGTTGTCGGAACGATGGCGGGACGATTCAAATGCGTGAGAATGCTCCGGCTGATCTGACTGATCAAACTGGCCAGGAGAACATCATCGTCATTCCCATCGATACCGAGCCATTGCTTCAAATCGTCCAAGGCGAGAAGATCATAAGATGACGTCAGATATGCCTCCTCTCCTTGGATGAATCTTTCAATGCTTGGCGTGCAAGCTCTCTCAAGGCCTCATTTGTGACTGGCAAAGAGACGGCGACTTGATGTTTCTTCAAAACCCGAAACAACTCACGACGCGACAAGGTCGCGACATCGACAGACGAGATAACACTAGCAGAAGAAGGATTTTCGTTATGCGTCAAAGTAAAGCCATGAGCGATCAAGGTCTCGGCGTCAGGCTTACCGACTTCGACGCAGCCATCATCGTCGACGATCATCACGCGGCTGCCGATCGAGATAGATCGGCAATCCGCAGGCGCTTTTAATTTCATAGACCTTGCCGCTTAACCGTTACCGATATTGGTGATCAATGCGAGAGACGGCGGGAAATAGTTCTGCAGAACCTCGTCTGCATAAACACCATATTCATAGCGACGGGAACGCAGTGGCCATTCAATCTGATAATAATCCTGCCGCGTGCGGATCTGCATGACATTACCCACTCCAGCCAGCGGATAAGGCAGCATGGAAGTCGTCATCAAAAGCGTGCCTGCCGGCATGTTCGGATGGACTTTGATGTCGATGACGCTGCCACCCTGCATCGAGAAGCGGTTGAGATAAGTCCTCACCATGATCCCGCCGCCAATGAGATCCTGAGCGGATTCCATTACAAAGCGCTGGGCCGAAGTCGTCGAACCAGAAACAATCTTCTTCGAAATAGTGAGTGCTTCCTGGGAGCTGACCCAGATCGTATCCGGCGAAAGACGATAATTGTCCCACATCGCCTTCAATACCATGTCGATTTCGACGACGCCACCCGCGCCGTCTGATGTCAGAGGCGTGCCGACTCCCACAACACCCTGCGGCATGGAAAGAACCGTCGCACCAGAACCGGGTTTCAAAGCCTGATAGATGAGACCATCGAAGGCCAGTGCATTCTGCGAATTATCGGCGGTGCCAAGCGATGCTGCTGTCTGTGTTCCCGTAGCTGCGGCCGTGATGACAAACGAATTTATCGTGGTGATCGCTCCGAGCACTTCCGAGCCCGCAGCCCCCCAGAACCAGGCATAGCCTACAGCACCGGCGACAACGGCGACCGATGCCTTTATGCTGTGTGTCGTATTGCCATCATTCGCCGTTGTGATGGTCGCAGTGTTGGATTTTTTTGCGGCACCGCCGCCAAAGGTGTCAGAAGTCCCATCCGCATTGACACGCGTGACCTGTCCCTGAATGCCACCTGTCAAAGTCGCATTCATCATTGCATCAAGCGTAAGGCCGACGCAGATGACGCTGAAAGCCGTATTGGCGGCGAGCGAACCGCCCGTGGCTGAATCACTCAGCACCGGTGTCGGTGTCGTCCCCAAGGCAAAGGAACCATTACCACCAAGGATCATGGCCTCTTCGCCAAGCATCAAGGCCTCAAGCCCCGTCTTCGTGCCGATCGCGCGAATATCATCGAAGCCCTGACCGGCATATTGCGCTTCGAAATCGACGCTCGTTTCTATGCCGATGCCTTTGTAGGACGCGCTATAATCCTGCGTGGTCACAGCCATGACGCCGCCGCGGTTGGCAGCCGAGACGCCGAACCGAAGGCCCGATGTATTGATGGCCGTAATCGAGCGCCAGGCGGCCTGGATACCGCCTTTTCCCGATACGCGCGGGATCACGTTCCGCAACGGCGTGAGCACGGGATAAAGAAACTTCGCGCCGATATCGAGATCGTAAAAGGTCAAGCCGGATGTCGGCGTACTGGCCTGAGAAAAAGTGCCCTTCTCGAGACCAAGCAATCCTTTGAAACGCGGATCGCCCAGCGGGCGCTGCTGAGCCGACTTCAGACGATCGAGCACGTCATCAGCAGTCGTGTTGAGCATCATTCTTATCTGTCTCCAAGAAATACTGACAAAGAAAAAGCGGCCGGCCTGCGAGGCTGCCGCTTTTCTTCACTGGGAAAATCGCTGACTGAATTATGCTGTCCGGCCGCGCCTTTGCGCGAGCTTTATCGCGAGAATGGAGAGCGCCTGCGGGTCGCTGAGAAGCGTTTCCAACGCAGCCTCTTCTGGATCGGAACAACCATCTTCCGTTTTCGAGACAGCACGCGGCCGTCCCTGAACCGGCAGAGGCATCGGCTGCGCTTCAATCTTTTTCACGCGCGAGAGAATATCGCCGAGCGTAGCCGAAAGAGCATTGAAGCGCTTTTGAAGATCATCCGGTTGAACGGCTTTGAGTGGTGCATGACAATGCGCACCCAGTTCAACAGCCTTGTCATGCAAGGCCTGGATCTTTCCAGGATCGAGATCATCTTCAAAGGCATTGTCATGCTCGGAAGAAAAGGCATGCCATTCGTGACTGCCATCCGCCTTGATCATTTCAAAACGCGATTGCGGCAGACAAGGCAGATCAACCAACGAAATTTCGTTTGGCTGCGCTGTATAACGGGTCAGCCCTTCAGCATCCGTCCAGCGCCGCACATAACTGCCACCCTGGGAAAACCCTGTATAAACACCCTCGACAACCTTAAGCCATTCGTCGTCATCGACGACCTTCGCACAGATTTCGATTTGCTTTGCATCATCGTTGAAAGTCAGAGCTATCACTTTTCCGGCTGCGACCGTTCCATGCATCGAACGCAGATTGCCAAACGACTTTCCACCCGTTGATGCAGCGATTTCCTCCGACCATTTTTCATAAAGTGGTTTCGTCGTTTCATAATCGCAGACTTCACCGCTGCGATCCTTGATTTCGGCGGTCGCAAGGCCGTAAACGAGGCGCTGTGCGGCATCGACTTTCATAATGGGTATGATCATGCCGAATACAGACACGAAGGCTCCTATTGATTTGAATGGCGGGCATAAAAAAACGCCTAAGCGGACGCATGACGGTCAACACATCGATAAACAGAGGAAATCAATTTCAATTCTACGACGACGAATCGCCATGCCAATGGCATCTCGCTTCTCTGGAAATAGCGCTATTATATGCGTCTGCTCTAATCGGTAATTTCCAGTTTCACGTCTACATCTCGTCTCCGCCGGGACGAAAATCCGTACGGGCTTCAGCTGTCGAATGTTTTGTCAGATCGATGTAGCTCCTAACATTTTAAGTATCCGGCAGTGCCACATAGCCCGATTGCGTCAACACCATCGCCCGGTCAGCGGAAGAATCCGGTAAAGCCGCATGTCCCAGAATCGCGCGGGCTTCATTGATCGTGAGAATGCCTTTTGACGTATAATTGGAGAGAACGGACGCTTGTATCTCCGGGTCCAGCACCTGATCGAAATCCCAGGAGAACTCCAGATCAGATGCAGAGAATTCGTCGACAAGAATATCATCGACAAGATTTTTCACCCACCCTAGGATAGGCAACAAGCCCTCTTCCTGCGCGAGCTCTCTTTGCGTTTCGGCCGTTGCGCGATTGAGCTGCTGGACCAGCCCTTGCGGCGAGACAGAAAAAGCAAAGCAGATCAACCTTGCAAGCCATTCGTCGAAAGGCCCCGTGAGAGAAGGCTCTTTCGTCTGGAGGAATGTTTTCGCGACACCGCCCGGAACAAATTTCGCTTTCCGGCGGCGCCCAAGATCACCGTCGAAATAAGTGTCCCAATATTTTTGGTAGGTCGCGATCTGATCCGGTGTCCAGTTTTCCGGAACGCCGATGAGACTGTCGGGAATATTCCCTTCCGTGAAATAATCGAGCAGAAAGATTTGCCGTCTCAGCGCTATGTTCACGGTCGTCACGATCTGCTCGACGGGGCTGAAGCCATAAACTCGATTGGTACGGATGTTACGCGGACGGTAAATGAGGTCCTTGATCGTGTAATTAACTGCGGGATAGCCTTTTAATATCTGCTGATAGGCGGCAGGATGAACAAGCTCTTCATTGTCCATATAGGCTTGCGGAATGCGTCCCCATTCATCGATAATGGGTTTGATCGTAGCACCATCAAGCGGATGCAAAGCAATCGCCTGACCTGAGCGATTACGCTGGATGTAAAGCGTCGGTGCATCAATAACAAAGAGATCTTCTAGAATAAGTCGTATCCACTCGGCAAAACCATGCCTGCCATCCGGACGTCTGAAAAAGCTCCGGAGTTCTGCAATCCGCTCCTTGTCACCGTCTTGAAAAGGAATTTTGTGGCGTTTCCTGATACACCAGCCAAGCCGCGTGAGCTGGTCCTTTCGCGTCTCAATGACGAGGCGCAACAGGTCGTAACTATCCGCCAGGCCGCGCAGCAGATTGAATGAAACGGCTTCATAAGGGCGCGCCGTCGTATTGAGATTATAGCCCGCAGGAAAATCCCATTGCCGTCCACTGACATCCGGCGGAGCGAGCGGCTTCATCGGATCGAGCGGACCAAACCATGAATCATCGTTCTTCGCGGCAGCATATGAGATACGCAGATCCGTCGGGCTCAAGCTCCAACTCTTATAACCCGCGGCACGATCAGTCATTGCTTAAATCCTGTTGCTCGAGCGTGTTCGCCAAATTCGAAGTCGAATTTGGAAAACGAACTCGCTCCGAATTCAATAAGTTGGAGCCTGTCCTTGGGAGCAATCAAGTGTACGCAGATTGCGTAGACTTATCTGCGCAAAGCCGCTCACACTTTTGCGGGACATGCTCTATGAATGGCGTTGCGTTTCGCGCCGGTAAAATTCGATTATGGCCGTGCCATCGTCTTGTCCAAAAAGATAAGAGAGCGCCCAGATCGCGGCATCCGCGTGATCTGGACTACCCGGCCCCATATATCCCGCGCCTGTAAAGGCACAGAGCTGGTCTTCCAGCTTTTCGAAACGGCCCGCATGATGAACCTGGCGTTGCGCATAACGTACCGAAATCGGCTCTGCGCGCACGGCCTTGCCACGGCTCGCCGTTACAAGCCGGACAGGCACATTCGGGTCTGCGGCCTGAATGGTCGCACGAACCATTTCGCCGCCGAAGTTCGATTCGGCCACGATACAATCGGCTTTGAATTCATGATAGGCGACCACGGCGCGGCGGCCCCAGGCGGCAGGCGCATCGCGACAAGAGCGATCGGCGAGAATGTAACAATCATCATCCACGCCGCGCGCAGCTATGATAATGCCGATTTCGTCGCAATCGAAATCGTGACTGCCGGATGCACCTGAAGGGTCGAGCGCCACGACGACGGCGCGGCGATCAGGTTCGGTGATGGCATCCGGCAGACAACGATTGCTCTCAATGATTTCGTAAGTCCAAAGCGCATCGTCGCTGTCGTCGACATAAAGACCTTCATAAAATCGCTTTCTCTGCCGCTCAGGTAGATTGGCGAGGCTCGCCAGAAATTCTTTCGAGAGATTGGCTTCGTTGTGCCGCGGATTGAGAAAAGCACGCGCGTAGTTTTCAGGATCATTCAGCGGCTTGCGCGATACGGGATCGCGCTTGTCCCCAAAAAGAAAATTGGTCCAATGGGTTTTGGTTGTCGGGTTAAGATCGACAAAACCGCATTGAGACAACCCGCCCGTTACAGCGGCTAGCCGTGTAAAGGCAATCAGAGCAGAGGCATAAGGGATCTGCGAAGCTTCATTCAAAAACACCGTTGAATATTCAAGACCCAGAATCTTCTCGACACGATCCTTGTCATCAAGCCCCCCGATCCAGATCTGGGCGCCGTTGCGAAACTCGAAGAAGCGATCCTGGCGATGTTCCTTCAGAACCTCTCCCGGAAAGCAAAGCCGCATGACCGTCGGCAAAGTATCAAGCGCTATCGATGCCCGCGCCGCATTGGCATGAAACCGCAAAATAGCGTGGCGAGAATAGCGCGCCTGCAAAGCGCGCTCGACAATGGCACGTACAATGAGAAATGTTTTTCCGGATCGTGTTCCGCCAGCAAGGCAGGTAAATCTTTGTCGACCTTCGAGGAGACGGCGCGCCATCTCCTGCTCCGGACTGAAGCAGACCATCAATTTTCCTAATGAAACAGTACAGCATCAAGCAAAGGAGATTATCTTTGCTCACGTTAATTGCGCATGATGCGCCCCGCTGCATGCGCGTATATATCCCTTGCAATGCGTTGCAAGTCAACAGAACACGCATAATGCGTTTTTCGTATTCTTACAAATCAAACCGATTGTTGTGCTACAGCAAACATTGCAATGATGTGCAAAGCTTGTTGTAGTGAAATTGTCTGCGGCATCATAAAGGCAAAGTTCGGCCGCTGCATGCGCGTATATAGGCCTCACAATTCGTTGCACGTCAATCCACGCAACTTGATCCGTAATCGTCAACAACACAGGGTTATCACGGAGTCATGTCTCGTGAGGGCTCAGTAGGTCAAGAGCATGATCTGGAAAAGTGCGAGCGGTTTTGCGCAGATAAGTCCACACAATCTGCGTACACTTGATTGCTGACAAGATCATGCTCCAACTTATGAGAGTGTTTTCACAGAGGTCAAAGAAAAAGCCCGACACAACGCCGGGCTTGCTAAACAGCATTCATGAGTTGCGCGAATTGTCCGCGCTCAAATTTTCAAAAGACGGCTATTCCCCGTGCTGTCAAAAGGCCTGCGAGATAATCCAGCGCCTTGGCGCGCTTGCGATAAAATGTATGCGGCGCCCAATGACGTTCCTGACAGAGCGCCTTGATCGATTTATGCCGCGCCGCGCGATAGGCCCAGAGACTGACGACCAATGCCAATCCCGGATCGGCTTCTCGCAAGTCGCGCAGCCATTCGAGAACGCGGTCCATCTCTTCTATTTCAGCACCCGTCGGCCGTAGCAAAGCCCGGTTGCTGCGCTCCGCACGGTCTTCCTTTTCGGCCTGTGGCAGATCTGCCTGCGCCAGTTGATCGGCCCATTCGATGGCATGTCTGACCCAATGCCCACCGGGCTGACGCGGCCCCTTTACACGCGGGAGACGATCGAGCACCTGAAAGGCCTTGATGAGTTTTGCTCCGACCTCCTCTGGCGTCCAGGCAAAGCTCTTGGCGTTCGAGGCTTGCTGAAAAAAGGCAGGCGCATCGCCCGCAAAGCCATGCGCGGCCATCTCACGCTCCATCGTCGAGAATATTGTCGATGAGCGACGGGTCTTCCGCGGCCACGATCAGCAGCATGCGCATGAGTGCCTCACGCGTCAGTCCGCGCTTGGTGGCGGCGCTATCGTAAAGCTCATTGGCCTCCGGCGGCAGACGGAAGGGCGAGGCCGGTACCGCACGGAAAGCGAGGCCGAACCGCTGTGCCTGGCGATGCACATTATTGGCCGTCGAGACGATAAGCGGGTCTTCGGCGACACGCTTGGCGTCCCAGCCAAGCCCGATCAGAAATCCCAGCCGGGCGATCCGCTCGGCTGTCCAGCGCGTTTTGGGAGCAAGCTCGATATGGCTTGCGTGAGGGGTGGAGAGTTCTATAATGTTCATGTATTGTTCTTAGGTAGAAATACCGATCCGGTCAACGGTTTTTTTACCGGATGCATAAGCTGAGGCATTCGGTCATTCTACCGAAATGGATATGGAAACGGTGCTTTCGCGAATCGAGGAACGGCTTGCCGCGCTCGGCTTATCCGCGCATGCGGCCTCGCTGGCCGCGCATAAACCGGACGCGATTCGCAATCTCAAACGCGCGCTGAAGAATGGCGACCGGCGCGGCATTACCACGGAAACGCTGAGCGCCCTCGCTCCCGTGCTGCAGACAACGGCAGCCTGGCTTCTCGAAGGCAGCGGAAGCGCTCCGAACAGAACTGTGAAAGTCGTGGGCCGCATCGGCGCCGGGGCAGAAATCCTGCCGGAGGTCGAGCAGATCCCGCCTGAGGGCCTTTATGAGATTGAAGTGCCTTTTTCCATTCCAGCCTCTGCATTCGCCTTTGAAGTCGAAGGAGACAGCATGTCACCGCGCTATGATCAGGGTGATGTGATTTTGTGCTGGCACGAGGCGGCTGATGCGGATCGCATCATCGGTTGGGAAGCAGCTGTGCGGACGGTCGACGGCCGGCGCTTTCTGAAGCGGATACGCCGGGGCTCAACACCGGGCGCTTTCGATCTCGAAAGCCATAATGCCGAGATGATCAGAAACGTCTATCTGGAATGGGCGGCGGAAGTCCAGGCGGTGGTGAGAGCCGGACAATGGCGGATCTTTCCCGCCGGGCAGCGAAAGTCGCTGCAAGCTTCTTGA